TGTTGTAAAAGTTAACGATTATGTTTCTAACAGACTTAGAGGTACAAATGCTCTAGATGCTAATGGCGATGTAAATAAGCGGGTTAGAGTATATACTACACAATTAGCTACAGAAACTACCGCTGCTGGAGTAGCAAGAACAGGAATTGCTGCTGGATTATACACTAGCATAGATTCAGTATTAGGTAAAGCAGAAAGCCTTTACCCTCTTGGAGCTTATACTGAATCGTCACCTATTGGTAAAGAGTTAGGCGATATTCCTAATAAGTTAGAAAGAGCACTCGACGGAATCAGAAATGATGAAATTTACGACATTGACGTTGTTGTTGAGGGTGGCTTAGGTACAATCTACGCCATTGCTAGTGCAGACAATAAGACATATTATGATGAATATGCAACAACAGATAATATCACAGCAGCTGTTAACGGCTTAAGAACATCTGGTGATGTTGCTGGAACTGCTTTAACTCTTAGAAATAACTACTCTACTATCTTTAATAAGTTTGAGCAGTTTGTTTCACCGCCTTACTTAGGTGGAAGTAGAGGAGATTGCATATTCATTGCTGATCCGTTACGTCAGATCTTTGTACAAGGTTCTGATGGTAAGGTTCTTGATGATAAGAATAAGAATTTCCAAACAGATATATATTGGCCTATAAGGCACCAGTTTGAAAATGAAAATACTTCTTATGCAGCTACATATGGTAACTGGGCATTAGTTTATGATAGCTACTCAGGTCGCCAAGTTTGGGCCCCATTCTCTGGTTTCGCTGGAGCAACAATGGCAAGAACTGATGCAGCAACCTTCCCATGGTTTGCACCAGCTGGTTTCACTAGAGGTCTTGTAACATTTGCAAATGACATTGCAGTTAATCCAAATCAAAAGCAAAGAGATGAGCTTTATAAAGCTAACATTAACCCAGTAGCACAATTCCCATCACAGGGATTAGTAATATTTGGTCAAAAGACACTTTCTAAGAAATCGAGCGCATTTGATAGAATTAATGTTAGAAGGTTGTTCTTATCACTAGAGAGGCCAACTAAGAAAGCTTCTAGGTTCTTTGTATTTGAACAAAATACAGAGTTTACCAGAACTAGATTAGTTAATACACTTACTCCAATCTTTGAAAGGGCTAAAAACAATGAAGGCTTATACGACTACTTGATCGTGTGTGATGAGAGAAACAACACTGCAGCGGTTATCGATGCTAACGAGCTAGTGGTTGACATCTACATTAAACCGACAAGGACCGCAGAGTTTATCTTAGTTAACTTCTACGCTACTAGAACAGATGCTAATTTTGAAGAATTAGTCGGTGGTTAATGAATCAAACAATTAAATAATATTATGGCAACAACTATTCAGAACTTCTTTACCAGAGCTGCATCGAAGCAATTTTCTCGAGATTTTCTATTTCGAGTAAGGCAAATAGACTTAATAGGAGGTATTAGGTTTGATGGAGAGGATGACCTGGTTTATGCTAGGACAGCATCTTTACCTGGCAGAAACATTGACAACGTTAACGTTAATTACTTTGGCCAAGTATTTCAGGTGCCAGGTAGAGCGACATATGCTAATGCTGAAGGTTATTCAATTGAATTCTATCATGATGAAAATTGTGAGCTTCGAACAAAAATGGAAGCTGCTTCAAGAGCAGTGTTTAATAATGAAACATCCACCGGTGCATATGGCATGCCCGGAGAAGAATCAGTAATTAACTTAGTACAAATAGATAAAAACTTAAACGATGTTAGAAACATCGAACTAGTTGGTGCATCAATTAGAGAAATTGGTGACATTGAGTACTCTATTGCTGAAGGTACTGGTGAAGTGTTAAACTTCTCTACTACATTCGCCTACCACTTCTATAGAGACTTTAGTTAGTATATGTTTAATCGGATAGCTGATTAAATAATATTAATGGCTGGTGAAGTATACGATTTTCTTAACAACTATAGCGTTGGAGGTCCCTCAAGATACTATCTCTCTCTCCCTACTCTTTGGAAGATAGAATTTTCTAATGCTGGTTCTGTAAGAGGTCAAGTCGACCAAGCATTAGAAAAGGCTGGTGAAAGCTGGAGAGTAAAAAACACACCTGAAGAGTTTGTATCAAATGGTAATACGTTAGTCGCGCGCGAAGTCGCAGTTCCGGGCGAGACAACAGAATTTTTAGAAGCAGGTGCAGATGTAAACCTAGGAGGCTTTTTACCTGCTTATGGTGTTAATCGCCGGCAAGGATTTTTAACTAGAACGTTAGCTGTAAATATTTTTGACACAGATGATGACTTAGAACATAATTTCTTTAGACCGTGGATGATAGCGGTTGGTATTGACGGGTTAATTAATAGAGGTTTGCTTTGTCCTAATGTAATTTTAAGGCAATATAACCATAAAGGTGAAGTACGTAAAGGATATAACTTTACAGATGTATTCCCTACTAATGTTGAAGGGTATACAATTGATTACGATAATGAGTCATTTTTAGAAAAGAGTGTTACTTTTGCATTTAAAAATTACGCGCCTTTATAAACACAATTAGTGTTATAATTAATAATATGGAAATAACTTTTACGCTTCCTAACAAAAAGGAGGTTTTGGTAAATGAAATTCTATATAAAGATCTAAGAAAAATAGCCTTATATAGTGATACTTCAGTAACTGGTACAGTTAATTTTTTAGAATCATTTATTTTAACTAAAGATTTAAATGTAATTGACAAGTTGTTCACATTTTTTTTGTTAAGAGAGAAATGTATTGGTGAGGAGATTACCGTTGGGTCTAGCAAAGGTAACGTTAATGTAGATTTAAATTTATTAAGAACAAATATAGGTACATTTGATGAAATCCATGAAGTAATAGATGTCGGAGATATTCAGTGTGTTTTAGATTACCCTTCAAGATTTAACCTAGGTAGTTCTGATTTTATATTTTCACTTATTAAGAGCGTAAAAATTGATGATATGAAGATAGCTATGGCATTGTTATCTGAAGAGGAATATAGTAAAATTATCAGTAAATTGCCCGAGGCTATTTTTGAACATCTAGAGAATTTTGTACAAAAGAATAGATCTCATTTTAAAATGATAGCATTTGAAGAAAGAGAAAATCTAGAAATGGATGAAATTGAGCTAAACATGTTAGACCCGACCCTCCCATCGTTTATTGCTAGAATATTTGATTGTGTAACTGCTACTAATTATAGAGAAATGCTTTTTGTATTAAGCAGAAGAATACCCGATGTATCTTTTTTAATAAACTGTACGTATTTGGAGATTGAAGATTTTTATAAGTTGTATGCAGATGAAGTTGAAAAGCAGAACGAAAACTTGCAAAAACAAAATGCTAGCTAAATATCTGTATGAGTAAAAATGTTTCTTCTTTTATATCCAAATTAGATAAACTCAACGAGAAGACGATTGATGTTTTTGTACCTTCTTTAAAAAAGAAAGTACCTACCAAGCCTTTAAATTTAAAACAGCAAAAAGATCTTATCTCTTCTGCTTTGGATGGGCTTAGAGGTACATTAGATTTTAACAAGACGCTTAATAAGATTATTATCGACAATTCCGGTTTATCTGATTTAAAAGTTTATGATAAATTACCGTTTGTTGTAACGCTGAGAAAAAATGCTCTAGGTACAAAAGCTGGCTCTGTTGAGTTGCAGAAGGTTCTCGATAATTTAAAAAATATACCTATTAGCGTTAAAGATGAGGCTTCTATTAAAGAGGGTAACTTAAAACTGACTCTTAAAATACCTACACTGAGACAGGAAAATGTTTTGTTAAAAAAATGTGAACAGGAGATCGACAATGAGCAGGAGCTGTTAAAAGAAGGCGTAGGTAAATTATATATTTACGAGATTATTAAGTATATTGACAGTATTCAGGTGGATGACGATGTACTTAATATGGAAGATGTTCGGATTCATGAACGCGTAAAGCTTGTTGAAAGGCTTCCCCTTAGTACATATTCGAAAATTTCAGACTTTATTGAAAGTGTTAATGTGTATAATAGTAACGTTTTAACAGTAGATGAGACGGAAGTTTCTATCGATGCTGACTTTTTCGATACTTCGGCGGATGATTAAATATTTAGGTGGCAACATCTACCAGTGAAATATTAGCAATCGTATCTCAAGCACTAGAAGCAGTGCAGGGCTCAGCTTCTGACTCCGAAGCTACCGATAGTATTGGAAAGAACGTTGTTAATTCATCTTTATATGGCGTTAAAGGTAAAGTAAAACCTTCTTTAACTTCGCCAGAAAAAACACGTGTTAAGAATACAACGGACGTTATTGTTGAGAGATGGTTTAAGATAAAGTCAAAGTACGACAAAGATACAAAGCCAGAAACTGTTGTATCAAAATCACAAAGGGATGGTCAAGATGCTGCGGATATGGCTAAAAACCTCAAGGGCGAGGGCAAAAAGGCCGGTAAGGGGCTCTTAGGTTGGTTATCTAGTTTATTAGGTACTTTAGGATTTTTCGGTGGAGCAAAGAAAGGAATATTTAAAGCAATAGGTGGTTGGTTATGGAGATCTATAAAATGGATGGGTGGTAAGCTATGGGGGTTTATTAAATGGGCCCTTGGTAAAGGTTGGGATTTGTTAAAAGGAATGTTCAAAAAGGCATGGGCGGGTATAAAGGCAGTAGGCCGCGGCGCGTGGAACATGGTAAAGAGCGGCATTCGAGGTGTAGGTCGATTCTTTAGTAAATTATGGACTGGTTTTAAAGAGCTGCCTATATGGAAAAAATTTGGTGAAATGCTCACTAAAGGAAAAGAGGCTGCAAAAGCTCTATTTAACTCTGTAAAGGATAGAGTTGTTGGAGCTTTAAAAGCTGTTGGTACCTTTTTTAAGAATGCAATTTCGAAGATACCTGGTATAGGTAAACTGTTTCCAACGCTAGCAAAGAGCTCTGTAGCCGCCGCAACTGCAGGTGCTACTGCTGCTACAAGGCCGCCTAGGCCGGCCCCTGCTCCTAGACCTCAACAAGCTGCGAAAGGGCCATGGTGGAAAAGAGCAGCTAGTTTTGTCGGTCAAAAGGCAAGTCAGGTTGGAGGCGCTATTAAAGGAGGTGCTACAGCTGTAGGAGGCGCTATTAAAGGAGGCGCTACAGCTGTAGGAGGAGCTATTAAAGGAG